CTAGCTGATCTTAATTGATATCCTGTTCTCGTACCAAGAACGCCTGTTCTTTCATAAGCTTCTTCTATAATCTCATCAATTTGTGGATCAAATGAAGTAGTTTCTGAAGTAGGAGAAATAGTCTGTGCAGTGTTACCTGTTCCAGCTAATGTAGCAGAGTAGTAAAATAATACCGGAGCGCCAGTTGTTCTAACCGGTGCAACATTAATAGTTGTTTTAGATCCTGCTTGTCCAGCAATTCCTGTTACAGTTACACCTGCTGTGTAGTTTGCACCACCCACTGTATTTGTTCCATCTTTAGTTGATGAAAAGACCAAAGTATTACCAGCATTACTAGCAGCACTTTGATCAAAAATATAAGTGTTACCTTCCTGTAAATATAAAACAGGACTTACTTCACCATTAATAAAAAATTTATTAGCAGTGCCAAAGGCATTAGTGCCACTTGCGACGGTGACTGTGTAAGTGATAGTCGCCATTTAATTAAATCCTACGTAAAGGTTATAGTAACGCCAGTAGTATTAGTTAAATCTAAATAAACTCCTGAATCAAATAAAATTCCTGAACCAGGAACATAGACTTCTAAACCTTCAGTATTAAATTTGTATTCAGCTATTAGAACATTACCTGCTCCTGTACCAGTTCCATTATATAATTTAATTACTGAACTAGCCACACCCGCTGCTTGAATAGAAGTAATTCTTGCTCTTTGAGTTGCAGGAACTAATTGTCCATCTGCTGCTGCGTGAACTACTAATTGGTCACTTGAATATGATGCCATTTTTTCTCCTTTTAAAATTGTGTGTGGGCCGAAGCCCACACTTAATTATTTATTAAACGTTAGCTGCTTTATCTTGCAAATAGTTCGCTTGAACATACGTAAAGGTAACAGTTACTTGACCTGTAGTTGCAGTAGTTCCTACAGCTATAAGTGTAGCTGTAATTTGTGTATCTGCATCAACTCTGTCAGCTGAATCTAAAGATCCAGTAGTTAATAAACTAGTTTCTCCTAAAGTTGTAACGTCAGTTGCTACAACATAAAATGCTGCGCTTCCAGTTTTTCCAACTGAAACAGTTGCTGAAGTACCAGAGTCACTTACCACTGCACATCTAATTGTAGATGTAAGTAGTTGTGAGTTTTTTGGTAATACACCTACGTCGTAAGTAGTTGTTCCAGCTGCGACTGCCGCATCAATCATAATTGATTGAGACATTACAACTTGACCTGTGTTTTTTACATTCTCACCAACTGTGTATCCTGTAGTGTTTCTTATATTACCGGCTATGATAGGGCCGTTAAAAGTAGTTTGTGCCATGATTAATCCTCCTAGTTTATTCTACATAGTCTCTAGGCCGTCGACTATACCGCGTCTATGTAAAATATTATTTATTTATGTATAGTGCGTTATTTATATATGATTTTTGAATAGAGTGCAAGAGATCCTAAGGTATTTATGCGATTTACGCAATGTAGCTTTTGTCTAAGTAGCTACAGAAACTTGTGGAGCAGAACCTTCTACGTTGTTCTGTAAATGGGCTAATCTAGCTTCTTCAAGCTTGATATCGGTGATAATCTTTTTGATTTTGTCATCAATTTTCACCATGTCAAGAGTATATCTATTATTATCTAGATGCTCTTGTTCCCACTTCAACTCCAAGGACCTTTTTGCTTTGTATAGGTCTTGTATCATTTATAACCTCTTCATAAGTTATTCGACTTATCCCGTCATTATAGTTGCTTCCGAGATTCTCCCACACTATACTGTTTTTTCCTAGTTTGTCAAGTATTGCTTTTTCTACACTTTCAGGCGTATCTAGCTCATGCTCAATAATAAATTTTGCATGATGACTATAGGCCCAGATATTTATGGAAGTTTTTTTCATTTTCACACTTTTGTTATAGTTAAAAAAAAGGCGACTGTAAAGCCGCCTTTTTTAAATTATATATTAATTATACTGCGTTAGATCCGAATACGCCTCTTGGATCAGAAAATCCAAATACATATCTTTCTCTAGCTTTGTATCTTACGTTACCGTTGTCAAAGTCACCTTCCATAGAAGTTTTGATAGGTGATCTAACAAAGTGCTTAAGACCATTTGGAACATCAGTTTTAATGAACCATTTTTTTGCAGCCGTTAAGTAGTGATTTACTACGTAACCTTGAGGAATCATCCCCATGTTTTTGATTGCATTAATGTCATTATTTGCTGTACCAGTCTGTCCTTCAGATTTCATCAATCTGTCAGCAGTAAATTGTAACTCAGAAGGAATAATCATTTTCATTCCTCTAGCTGCAATTTTTAGGCCTCTTTCATCAGTGAACGCTGCGATATCAATTAACGCTTGTTCTAAAGATGTTTCGTTAAGATCAGCGGGAGTAGTTAACTCGTTAGAGAAAGTTCCTGCTAATGTTGGGTGAACGTTAGAACATAGTTCTACTCCATCACCACCTGCAAAAGCCGGAGTGAACGCATTGTTCAATACTGCTGCTGCCTTAACTTGCTTAGTGTTCGCCATAGATCTTGCTAGCGCTTTTGTATATCTAGACGCAAGTCTGTCATACAAGTTATCTTCGATAGCTTCTTCTGTGATTGCAAACGCTAAAGCGATTGTTTCATTTGTGTAACGTGCTGTGAAAGTTTCTTGTGCATCGTCATACTGAACGCCTTGGCCTTCAGGTTTAACTGCTGCATTAGCAAAACCACTTAACATTACTTCTTCTTCGAAAGCTCTGTCAGATGTTTCTGTGTCGAAAATTTCAGCGTGCTCGTTAGCATACTGTTTGTACTCAAGTCCGAATAAAGCATTCAAACCTGGTTCTAACTCTTTTACGAGTTGTGCTCTTGATATAGCCATAGTTATTTATCTCCTTATTTAGATTTATGAGTATAAACCAGCTCCGCCAGCGATTGCAACAACAACATCTCCACCTGTAACAGTGAAGTCTTTGTTATCAATATCATTAGCATAACCGATTAGTTTAAACATTCCAGTTGCCGCTGCAGAAGCAATATTTAATTTAGCAATTGATTGCCCATTTAAATTGTCTGTAGCTGTATAGTTTAAAGTGTTGAAGTTGTTAGCACCACCGATTAAGGTTTGTGCAACAGCTGCATCAGCTTTAATTGTATACTGTTGGAAGGGGTTGTTCATTATAAACGCTGAAATTTCATTTGTTCCAGTATTATAATCAACAGATGTAGTTTGACCTGCAACAATGTTATTGCTGAAAGTTGGTTTTCCCGAAGCGTCTACAAAGAATGCTCCGTTGAACACGCCAGTTAGAAGTGCATCGGCATTATTTGCCCATGCTGCTGCTCCTGCTCCGCCGTCATCTGTTAGTGTAAAGCCAGCATCTTGTTGATAACCCTGATTGCCTGCGTCTTGTGTAGACATTGGATCACCTTTATTAGATGCTACGCCTGGTGCTGTTTGGATTTTATACTCAGCTTGACCAGAAGTTGCTGGAGTTTGTCCAACAGTATTGATCGCTCTAAGTCCAAATCCTACGTTACTTGCATTTGCCATAGTTTTTGTTTCCTTTATTATGTGACCTGTCCTTGCGGACCTCCAGTCACGGATTGATTTATTTTTTTTGTTGGTTAGGAATTACTAAATAATTAGTCTTTCTTTGAACCACCAAAAGTTACACGGGAGTTTGATTCACTACTGAATCTCATTCCTGCTTGCTTTTCCTTCATAAGATCGTTGTTAACAGCTTCGTCTTTTTCTTTAGTCTTGCTGTCATAGTAAGCTTCAATTTGCTTAGCGATTTCTTCCGGTATCCTAGCGAGCAACAGGCCTCCTACTCCGATGACTCCTGCGAATTTGCCTTCAGTCATTTCTGGATAATCAAAATCAGGATATTCATCAGCTCTTACAAGCTCGTATCCTTCTCTTAAAGAAGCTGCTATGTTTTTCGTATCATTGTATCCCATAGTTTCAGCTCTTATCCATCTGTGTCTGTAGCCGTCTGGCGCAGTCGGTGCATCTAGTGATGAGGGTGGAGTCCAAGTTTTAGGTGCTTCGACCTTAGTTCTTGTTTGACTCGCACGTGAAGTTTTTATTTTTTCGTTTTCCATATGCTATACTCCTTCCGTGATTTTTAATTGTTTTGCATAATCTTCTAATGGCACGCCTAATCTTTTAGCAATTGCTACCTGTGAAGGCGAGAGTTTCACAGTATTTTTGCGTCCTGTTGCGGCTGAACGTTTGGCCGATGCTACATTTTGAGTAGGTTTTACTCTTTCCGTAGAAATTTCTTCTATCTTATCAAATCTATGACCGAAATCAACTCTTATTCTTTTGTCAACTTCTTCATAATATTCGTCAGATTTTGGATCATACCCTTCTTCTTCAACAAGTACTCTATGGATGTCAAAAGCGGTGTTAGTCATCGCTGAATCTTCTCCAAACCAAGTATTTTCCTTAGCCCAAGACTCTGCTTTAGGGTCTGTTCTAGGTCTTCTCGGTTGTTCGTATTGTCTAGTTTGTGGTTGAATATCTTTTTTAACGTCTTTAAAAGTTTCTTCATTAAGAGTTTTTAAAGCACCTAATCTAGAAGCATCTTGAGCAAGTGTGGCAATTCTTTCCTGTGCCAATACTTGACCATCTACATCTCCTGATTCAATAGATACTTTTAATGCTTGTCTTGCAGCATCCATATTAGTGGTAACTCTTGATTCAAATTCTTTAACGTAAGATTTATCTAAAGTAGAAAGTTTACTTTCTAATCTATCTTTATCTAGTTTAGTTGCTTGAGCAAAATGAACAGCTTCTTCTCTTTGTCTTTCAGCTTCTCTCATTTTACGAGTTAAGGTAGCAATACGTTTCTTAACGCTATTACCGTAAGTTTCTAACTCATTTTCATCTTCTTTTTTAAGTTTAACTTCTCTTTCGTTCTCAAAAGATTTATCTTCTGGAACTTGTTCAACTTCTATTTTTTCTTCTACCGGAGTTTCAATTTTTTCCGGTTCCCCTTTGTCGTCTAAATTAATTTCAGCACCGGTTGTTTCACCTACATCAATTAAATCTTCTTTTAAGTTTGCATCTTCTTGCATAGTATCTCCTATGTTGTTAAATTAAATGAAGTATTGAT